TTAATCCGCAAGTCCATCCAGTAACTGGTCTTTCGAGAAAACGCGCCCTTCAGCTTTATCTTTCTCAGAAAGAGTTAGCAATTTCAGTAACGCAATGGCATTTTCCCGCTCCTGCTGCTGGTCATAAGACTCTATGACATAAGCAGGCACACCATTTTGAGTGACCAGGATGGGTTCCGACAAATCAAGCGTTGCTGCGTTCTTTTTAACGTAGCTGATTGTCTCTATTTTCATGATTCTTTCGCCTAATAATCATATAGCGGTTTTAATATAGGCTATATTTAGACCACCAACAAGCGCTTAGTTTAGCTTGCACTTCAGAGGAATCATTTATCCTTCTGTAAAGTACCGAGATCGTTTTGTTCGTACAGAAGGTCACTTCACCTTGAACCTTTACGCACCTGTGATCGCCTGCCTGAAAACAGCAACGATTATGTGCCAGCCGTCTCGGTTAATTGTCAGACATTATCAACAGTGACTAAGCTAAAAACAAAAAAGCCCGCTATTACGCGGGCTTAAGCTTGTTTTAATGCCTGTTAGTGCAGGACGATCCCTTTTGGGAAATCACTCCCACTCAATTATTTACGGATGACATAACCAATTGACTGGCAACACTTTTTTAAAAACTAAATTTCACCGTACCGTTTTATATACCGTCACCGAAAATTAGTGCCCCGTTTTTTGCTTCTTCAGGGAGTCGTATTGCTGCTCGCAGGATTCTCCTGCAATCCGATACTTTTCAGCCTCAGCTGCTGTTGCGTTGTAAACTCGGTTGCTTTCTTCAAGCATGTCGGCGAGCACACTGATGACCTTGCTGGCTGGCGTGCCAGCGGGGAAAGATCCGGTATAGTGTTCGGCGAGTCGCTTGGTTTTGTCAAGCTCGGCGCGCAGGCCGTCAGCAGCGGTATTAGCATGCTCAGCATCAATACGCGCCACATCAATACGGGATTGTGCTTCACGTTCAATTTGTGTTTTCTCCTGATCACGTTGTGACCTGGCCTTATCATCAGCCTGTTTCTGATCTGTCTGCGCCTGCGCATACCCGGCGGCATACTGCGTTTCACCATGGTTAACCCAGGCTATGCGGCCGCCAGCGGCAAGAGCAGCAAGCATCACGACGATAAGCAACTGTTTCCAGTATGCTTTCACTGCTGACATGATCATAACAGCGCCTTACGGGCAGCGGCATAACGCGCGCGCCGGTCGTCGATACCGTTCTGACCGCCATTGATGATCTGCGTGACCCGCGCCAGGTCACCGGGATACTTCATACAGCCTTTGCTGGCAAAGAACCACGCCGCGCTGCGGGCCGCATAGCTGTCTTGCGCCAGCAGTTCAGGCTGAGATACCAGATCCACTTTCAACCCGTTTCCGCAGTCGCGGTAATTCGTCAGGCCGGTGATCTGAATTAGGCCACGCCCGCGAAAAGTCCAGCCATCTGATGGGCCGTTATTGCCCATGCGTTTGCTGTACACCAGATTAGCAATAGCACGCTGGCGCTCCAGTGGCAGCGATGGCTCACCCTGCCTGCGACCCAATGCGTTGGCCTGCGCCTGTGTTAAGCGTCCGGCGCGAACGAAATTCGCCAGGCCAGCAATGCTGTAATTCATGCTTTCCACCAGGCGCGAGAAGCTACCGCTTTCATGTCCTGCCTGCGCAATAAACATTGCCTGGTCGTCTGGCTTAATAATGCGGAACTCCTGCATTGCGGCAGTGATATGCGGATACCAGCGTTTAGCCAGCTCATAACTGATCCCGGCGGCGCGTTGAAACTGAGTAATATCCATGGTCATGACCTCGACATTTTAAATATTTGCACCACGTTCCCTTTTGTCTTTATGAGGGCAGCCAGGAACACGCCTTTGATAATCACCTCAGACCAGTCCGCTGAGATGTAATACCCGTAGAAAGTCCTGATCGGGACACTGGCGGCCACAACAATTAGCAGGTAGGCCAGCCAGCCACCCCACCACCGATGGCGCGAGCCCTGGCGGCGGAAAAGTAAAACCCGGAACGCAATGGCCCCGCAGATTATGGAATTAGCCAGCAACCAAAATTCATGACTGGTCATCGTCTTGCCCTCTGATCAAGTCGCGCGGGTTGTCAGAACGGTGATAAAGCCAGATGCCTATTCGGACAGCGACGATTGCAGCCACGAAAGCGCCGGATGAATAGACGATCCCGCGCTCAAATGAATCAGCAGTAATGGTTGGGATAAGACTGGCAACACCGATGAGGATAGAGGCTGTGGGCTTGTAAAAAAGGAGGCCGCAAATAAAGCTGAGAAGAGATAACAGTAATCGTCGTCTGATAGGGTACTCTACCGCAGAGGTAACAAATATTACCGCGCCAGCCAGAGCGCCCAACGCCACCTCTGGAGGAACGCCGTAGACGACAGAGGCCAGAGCACCCAGGCTTAACCCTTGATTCAGTGAATCCGCCGTGACCGTGCCATTCATGGTAACCACCGTTTATTGTGCATGAGAACCCCCCTTAGAAGATGGGTCCATCATACACAATAAACCATTTACGGATAATTATTACCTTGTATTAATCTTATTTACTTGCATCTTTTCCTGGATCGATTTTCAGAGAAATGTAGCCATCATGTTTTATCTACAGGGCATTGATGATGGCTATTATCGGATATGGAAGGTGACGATTGGTGCGGACCCTGATGATGCCGCGCCAGACCATTTATACCGTATCCTAAAAGATGTGGTTGTCGGCGTTCCGATAAGTCGCACATACTCCAGAGTTGCTCCCACGACCTCAGTTCCAGGCTGTCGAAATGCCCATGAGATCTGATTCATGGTTGGCGCATACAAAAAGTTATGAGGTATATCTACCTCCTGAATACTCCCATCTGTTGGGGTTGGCATATTCCACTCCAGGTAGTCCTCTGTAGATTTACCATTAATTGCATTGCCAACAGTTGCCATCACCATCCAGACGCAGGCGCGGTTTATTGCGGCCATTCTTTCGCCAGTAAATGTGTTATACCCGGAAACTCCTGAAACCATCAGTCTTACGTTCTCAGACGCGCATGTTCCAATGCTGTTGAAACCAGTACAATCAGCGGTCAGACCCTTTGCTGTGATGTCGATACTGTTTGCATAACAGGTTGTGACTGAGTTTGTGGCATCCCTGATTAGAGCAGTTCCTGCATATAAATTGTCACACGTACCACGGACGTTATTACCGCCACCGGATAAATAGAGGAGGTTTCCTTTAACCCTTTTAGCGGTAAAAATGATGTTGTTATTGTCTCCAGTCACAGATAATAATGAGGCATCCAGAGGGATATTATCTCCCTGTAGTTGCCCTATCTGGTTGATTGTTACGATGTTGTTGAACCCAGGAATACTTATCTGGTATCCGCTGTCATCGACTGAGGGAAGGTATCGTTGCGCCTTGATTGTAATATTAAGCGTCCAGATAGTGCCATTATCCAGCAACATATCCCGAAGCGGAGAAATTGAAGAGCCTGTGTAATTGTCTGGCATCCTGCCGCATGCCCTGGCTTCTGCAATCGCAACCACGCCGTGAGCGCCATTTGTAAACCAGTATCCACCAAGGCTGTTATCAACACAAACGTGTCTGGCATTAAACCTGTTCACACCCAACGTTTTGAACCCATACCCATAATATACGGCGTATATGTGGATATAATTAATATCTACGTGCCCTGTGTAAGGCGATTGATTGTCCAGTACCACGCCGTGGCATGACTCCCCTGGATAAATAAGGCTTGGTTGACTCGTTGCTGTTAGACGGGTCGTTAATGGTGGCAGTCCACATAATCCGAAAACTATGTAATCAAGGTTTATATCGCCGGGACCACGGAAAACGACTCCCTCCCGACCTGAGATGCGTCCTGTAATTCTGATTTCAGATGCATGCTCTTGGTTCTCAATGAAGTTCCCGCCGCCCTCGCTGTAAAGGGCGTTGTCGGCCACGTTGTACACCTCAACGTCGAGGTCATACCGGCTGCCGTAAATCTTGATGGCGCTGCCCGCGCTGTTGAGTACGGTATCGCTGGTGCGCCAGGTCAGCCCGCCAGTAAGGTCGAGGTAATTACCGTCAAGCGTCATGTCCTTGATACTGAACGCATACGGGGCATCAGTTAGGTTGCCCCCACCGGTCAGGCTGTCGAAGTCCTTGGTCTTGAAAATGTCGGTGTTCGATCCTGCAATGGCCTGGATCGTGGTGGCCCCACGGCCCTTACCGACATAGTGGACATTTGAATAGATGGTGATCGGCTGGCCGACCAGGTACTTGGGCTTCGTGAACTCAAGCCGGCCGCCACCGGCGTTGAACAGCGCCAGCGCGGCAGCATTGATGATTGCTGCGGAATCGCCAGAGGTATCGCCGAAGTCCTCAACGGATACGCTCTCCCGCATCTTGTCCTGAAACGTTCGGTAAACTGCGCCTGCCCCGTTCTGAATAAACCAACCGAAACCACCGATTACCCCAGCGATTGCTGAATCAACATAATTGCGCATGGTTCGGTTATTGACTGCATCTTGAAGCAATTCAGGATCCGCAAGGTTTGAGATTTTATTTTGCTTAGCATCGTAATAACGTGCCAGAAAATTAGGCTTAAGAAGTGCCAGGCGAAGCCATCCGAAACACTGCTGAATGAGCATGGTGAGATAATCAAAGGCGCCCTCATGCGTCTCAGCAAAGAATCTTCCCTGGTTACGCAGATCGGTTTCCTGGACAACCGGGAGATCACGCTCAATAGAAATGCTCCATCCATTACTCAGGGGAGCAAGCAATATCACCGTACCGCCAGAGTAGGAACCAACACCGGAAACTGTGTAGTCAGTATTTAAGGTAAGCGTACGTAGCGTGCCATTTGTGTCGCTGGTTGTAACCAGTAAGTCGCTGGCCTGAAAAATCCTGAACGCATAAGGGAAAGTGGTGGTGACACCGTTACCTGTGTACTCGTTGTGGTTAACTTCGGTCGAGACCGTCATCGTCAGTTCTCCAGATGATTGCTGCGCCCGGCGCGCGGCCATATCTGGTTATTCTATAACCCGACAATCCACATAAGAATCAAATACACGCAAAAGTCAATTTTTATTACCTTAAGGGTAATCATGTTTCCGCTGGCTAAAACCCACACCTTTTGGTATATGTATATACATACAGTACATTCATGGAGACGATGTTATGCCACGTCCGTACAACAAGCCGCTTAAAGATGGATTTGCAAAAGAAGTACACACGCCGGGAGGCGTTCTATCCCTGGTTGAAAATTCGCAACTTATGGAATTGCTTAGAGAACTGGATGATGACGGGCATGACGTCGGCGGCGCGATGGCCGAACTGGTAGCGCTGATCAACTACGTGGTAAGCACCAAAATGTCACTCGACGATGTGGCCACGCACCTGGATTACTGCGCGCCGATTGTCAGGAAACAAACCAGATAAGACTTGATTTGCTTAACTTTACGTGTAATTGTTACCTTTAGGGTGCATTTACTTTATCTGCACACTGCGCCATAGTAGTTATGCACCAGCAAAATCTGGTGCCGGGATTGGCGTCCCGCATAACTAGTAGGCGCACGACACGCGCTATGCGTGTTTTTTTATGTGCAATGCGCAGTCATACCAGAATTATGGTGGGCTGGGCAGGGGTCCGAAAGGACGCCGGTACCTACTAGGCCGGTACGCCAACCTTGTCCAGTTCACCACCAGTAATTGGCGTTGCGGTGGTGATTAACCTACTAGTAGGAGTTGACACCATGAATTCCAAACCTTCCGTTTTTTCTTTCGAATCGAACTGCAATATCCGCGCCGTCATGGTTGATGGGAACCCTTGGTTCGTCGCGACAGATGTTTGCAATGCCATCGGTATTAAGCATTCTGCCAGCGCAATGCGAGCTCTGGACGAAGATGAAAAGGGTGTGCATTCAATGCATACCCCTGGCGGTCATCAAGATTTCACCATCATATCCGAGTCCGGCCTTTACACACTGATCCTGCGTTGTCGCGATGCCGTCACCCCTGGCACAATCCCCTACCGCTTCCGCAAATGGGTGACCAGTGAAGTGCTTCCGCAGATCCGCCGCACTGGCCGCTACGTTCGTGAAGAGTTATCCCCGGCTGATAAAGCTCAAAAGGTTGTTGCCAGCTTCATGCCAGCCATCCTGGAAGCGATGAAGACGGAGACCCACCATTCATACGACTACCCACTTAAACCGGGATACCGGGATTTTATCCACTCGCCTGAAGGTGTGGTTGGCCTGGCGGAATACTCAATGCTGATGAACATGCTGCGCCAGATGGAGGAGGACGGGCACGACGTTTCCGGCGCGGCGGCCGAGTTCACCACCATGGTGAATTACATTGTTGGGGCCAGTAAATGCCTGCGCGATATCCAGACACATGCGCAGTTCATCAACAAGAGCGCTGGCGAGTTCTAAATGAAAAGGCCGCTTCGGCGGCCTTTGTGACATGTCACGTTCTTTTTCTAAGTGATAGCCATTCGAAAAACGAAGACATCCCTCCGCAGGCAATGGAAAAAATAAGACCTCCAAAGAAAAGAAGCCCTGCCTGCCACCATTCCCACCGCCAAACATCCATGGCACCAACCATTCCAACAATGGAACCGACCAAAGGGATATAACTAACAATGAATGCAATTGGTGCGGCTATTATCCAATGCACACCCCACCAAGATTCAAGTCCAGCCATTATTGCGGCTAGTTGGAAAAGTCCAACAACTATATAAACAATAAACCCTATAGCTTGCATACATTCCGCCAAATATATTATTAGAGTAAAAAATAACTAAATCATCCTTCCTGCCAATACAAGACCAAAAACAATGAAACCAAACCAAGCAGCTAGGCGAAACTGTGATTCTAGTTCAAATCCTTTCTTATCCAGAAAGTAAGAGTAGAACAGGAATAAAGCAGAAATCACCACAATAAATAAAATTTGATACATGTTCATCCTTTTTTCTTATTTTGGTAAAGAATCCTGAGGCCGCCACCAGTATGTTTGATTAAAGTTCTTCTTCGATCTCTGCTCCACCTTGCGCAGGTAGCCAGGCGAAAAGTATTCTTGCAACTGGTTAAATATCATATGGTCAAGCGCAGCTTTTGCATACCACAGATTCGCGCCTGGAATGAGACCCTTACCAAGTTTCACCAGATCGCCACCAGTCTGTTCTGGCTTGCCTTCCACCGCGTTAAGCGGAATGCCCTGCCCCAGCTTAACCACGTCGTCCACCAGTCCGGCCACAGGGCCAAGCATGGACGCCAGAGCACCGCCACCATAGCGAGTGTGGTCAGACAGCAGGAAGTCGCCATATAACCCGAGTCCGCCCCCTTTCAGTAATGCGCCTAGCCAGAATTTTGGCGCGTCCTCTCCGGTCATCTCACGCGGGTTGCGCCCGGATGCCATATCGTTCAGTTGCTGCGACAGAGCGCCAAGGATCGTTGTACTGGCGATAAACGCACCGATATAGGCAGCGCGGCCACCTGCGGAAGGCATCCCCATTGCGCGCGACCAGTGCCGCATGACAACCGAGATTGGGAAGCTCTTGAACAGGAACACGCTGCGCACAAGTTCGCCTTTCCAGGTTCCTCGCTGCAGGCCGCCGCCGGTGATCATTTGCTCTCTGGCGCCAGGCGTGATCACCGCCATGTCCACCTCTTCCGCCACGGCTCCCAGCAGTTTACGCATAGCCTCGAATTTAACGCGCTCCGGCGCGCCGAGGTGCTTCACTGCGTCGTCAGGAATACGCATGATGCTCTCAGGCGTCAGCATTGTGTTATTGCCTTTCCCCCAGTCTTCCTGGTCTGCCAGCTTCCACACGCTGAAATCCTGCTCGGTAATGCCCTTGCTTTTCAGAATACGGAAATCGGCGTCATCGAGGCTGCGCAGATCCGGCGATCGTGAAACGACCTCGCCCAGGCTGCCCATCATCGTTACGCCGTAAGCGCGTTTGTGCGCATCTGACCATGCGGTAAGACCGCTGGCCCGCATTACTGCGGTTGCTGCCCACCGCGCTTTAGACGGCCCCATATTATCCATTGCCCAGCGGTTAACGCTGCCCAGCAGGGATTCCATCGCCAGACCGGCGCGGCGCGCACGGGCCAGCTCAGTGCGGTTTGTCGGATCCATCGCTTCAAGCTGGTTGCGGAAAAGCTGGTTCATCGGCAGGTTAGTGACCTTCGCAGAAAGATACATGGTTCCCAGGTCAGAGAACGACGCCAGCAGCGCGGAACCGAGTCGGCTCGCCACCAGCCAGTTGCGGATATTGTCAGACCACTGCGCGATATGAGGGTTAGCAATTGGCTGAGTTTTGCCAGAAATAAAGTTGTAAAGGTTCTCTGTACTGTTCGCCTGGCGCTTCACTTGCCCGGTGCGTTGCGGGTTCGCCGTAGCGGTTTCTGCTGTTACCTCATCGAGAATTGACCGGAAAACATGATCCGGGTTTGGGCCGTAGGTTTCTACCAGCGCGATATCTTTGCTGATGCCCTCCAGGTGCCCTACCATCACTTCCCACAGGGAGCGGTCACCGTACTGCCGCTGGTACTCCAGATACGAATCAGCGTCTTTAAAGTGGATCTGGCGTGACGCATTTCCTCGATTGGCCCGCGCTCCGGACAGGCGCATACCGGAATCGCTCAGTTTGTTCAGGCCGCCGGTAGCGATCGTGTTGTATGCCTCGCCGAGAAACGCCGTAACCTCCGCGTCGCTCATCAGCTGGCCATCCTCCTTGATGTAGTATTTACGGTCCAGTTTGCCGATCACGTCGCTTACCCACTGCTCGCGCGTCGCGCGCCCCACTTTTTCCATTGAGTGGTGTTGAGGAATGCCCCAGTTTTCAAGATAGCCGATATCACCACCTGCATCGTTGAACCGGCGGCGCAGTAGTTCAGTAACGTCAGCCCAGGCCTTTGCGCCCTTCTTCGCCTTGATGTTGCCCGTGTCCTGCCCGCGAATTTCGAACACCAGATCACGGACTCCCTTTTCATCTTCGAAAAGGTGGAAAAAGCGGGGATCAACGGCTTCAAACGCCTCCTGGATCTGGCTGAGCGCATAATCACGCGTGGCCTTTCCGCGCGACTCGACAGACAGGAAATTCGATTTCCCGTCAGCACTGAATGCGATGGTGCGGTTAAGTGCCCCCAGCTTACCGTCGGTGCCCTGGTAGCCGTTAATGAATGCGTCAAGGCGCTGGCGTGCGGCAATGGTCAGCGCAACACGACGGCGCTTAAGTCCTGCTTCCTGCTGCAATTCGTCCGCCGCCAGTTGCCCGGCGCGGCGCAGCCGTTCCGCATCGGTCATTTGCCGCCATGACGCCGGATCGTTGCGGGCAAGCTGGCGCATATTGCGGTATATGCGGTCTTCGATATTCTGGATTTCGCGCGCGGTAAGGGTGCGCTGAGCGGCCTGCTGTACTGCGTTGATACATTCCTGGCGCATGAAAATTTATCCTCTCAAAAAACATGCCACGGCCACATCAAACAGGCCCGAATCCTGAATAGCCTGCTCGTTCTCGCTTTTGGCCTCCTCCAGCACTTCGCGGGCGCTGCGGGACTGCGGGTTACCGTCATCATCCAGCACCGTGATCAACATATCCGGCGACGCCGCCAGTGAATCTTCCGCAAACTGAAGGTCAATGTCATGGGCGGATTGCTGGTCAACCTGAGTTAATGTGCGAGTGTTATTGAACGGCGCTGCTTCATTGGCGGTTAGCACTTCAGGCGTTTTGTAGTAGGACATGACCTGGGCATTCAGGTCTGTTTCTGCCTGTCGGCGGCGCGCCAGTTCCGCACGCGCCTCAAACTTAGCGCCACCGGGTTCGTGGGGAGCCAGATCCGTCCGGGCAGTTTCCAGTCGAGCGGTGGTTTCAGTAATACGTTGGTCTACCGCCCGCAGTCGTGCCTGCTTTTCAGCCCTTGCCTGTGCCAGTTCTTTACCACTTCCGCCAGGTTCCTCTGCCAGGATGGCAGCGCGATCAGTATTAAGGTTTTCCAGGATACGCTCACTATTGGCGATCTCAGACTGAAGCGCTTTACGCTCACCCAGCGGCAATACCTGGGCGGCCTGTTCTTCCAGAATTCTTGTCTCCACGGCGCGCGACGTCGCCCCTTCTTCGGCGGTAAAAAGAGCTTCATCTATGGCCTGAGATACCAGGTTGCGCCTGCCTGGCACGGCGCTGAAATCGGCAGCCTCGGCGATGCTGGCGACGTCAACGCGATTTCCCTCACTCACATCGCGCATTGCTTTTTGCAGTGCCTGAATATGGGCGTTACGGGAAAGGACGTTAACCGGCACGCCTGGCGCCACGTCGAATTCAGCGTGCTGCGAAGCGTTGGCTGCCAGCGCCGCATCCACATCAGCGGGCGCAAATTCCGGCGGGCGAACGGTTTCGCCACGGGAATTCACGAAGCGACCTATGCCACCGAACGCAACGCCCAACACCGCATCGATCGCCAGTGCCTGGCGGTCAAATACATCGTACTGCGCTGCCATCTCATCATAACCGCCGCTCCGCAGCGTTGAAGCAGTGAGCCCGCGCTGAGCCATGCCGAACGCAACGTTTGTTCCGGCAGCGTAGGCGATATCCGGCGCGGCGCGGGCAGTGGCCGCCAGCACATTACGCGCGGCGCTTTCACCGCCGCGGGCAATCTGCGCGCCAATACTTTCCGCCAGCGCGCCGCCAGCGCGCAGGCCCAGGCTCATTGGGATCAGCGTGCCAGCACCGGCGGTAATGCCGTGAACCAGCGCCACATCCTGAGCCGTGGACACATCAACGCCAGCAGCGCGGAGCCGTTCGAACTCTGAAAAGCCCTGTCCGGACGTTACAGCAGCCGCACCAACAAGAGGCCCGCCAAGCACTGTACCCACCACCGCCTGCGATCCCATATCAAACAGACCGTTAAGCACCTGCCCGGCGGTGCCGGTTGTAGCGGCGTCTGGCGTGAGCCGCTTTACCTGCTCCTGCGCCAGTTTTCGCTGTTCGGCGATAAACTCCTGTGACGTGTCACGAACTGGCGTGTTTTCGTTGATGAACTGCGCGATAGGAGAAACAACGGTATCAACACCAGCCCAAAGCAATTGATCTGGTTTCGCCACCAGACCAGAATAAAGCCCGGACAGCGCCGCACCGCCGGCATTGTCAAAGAATCCAACATCGTTATCGCCAGATACACCAGCCGGATTTGACGCGGCAGTATCCAGTTGCTGGTTCTGATTTACCGTATTGAGCCCGAAATAACTCATTGTGGTATGCCTCCTGCAAAGCGCTGGCGCTGCTGAGTAAGGTCAAGGATCACCGGTGTTCCGTCATCCTTCAGAAGGTAGCCGGTGCCGAGTTTAATCAGGTACTGGCTGTCACCGTAACTTTGCAGACCATACTGGCCTTGCGGTGCATTGATACCGGCTTTAACTATCTGGTTTTCCCACGCCTGGTTCACCTGCTTATCAAATTGCTCGGACGACATTCCCCACGGCAGCAATACGTTGCCCATGCCGTTGTAGTCGTACGTTCCGCCGGTAGCTACGTTGATCGCCTGCTTCCATACGCTGGCATCAAGCTCACCTGAGAAATCACCCTTTTTAGCCATGACGCCAGCGTAATAATCTTTCGCCACCTCATAAGCCATTGTTGCGCCCTGCGCGTCACCGGAAAATGCATCCTGTACCGTGTCGGTAAATTCCAGGCGCATGTCGGTTTCTTTCGGCATCACCATACCTTTCACATCTTTACTGCCTTTGCGTGCCGCTGCACCAGCCAGGATTGTCTGTGCCGCAATGTCAGGAGACACGTTTACATCAGGGTTAAACCAGTTTTTTTCCGCCACCATGCCGCCAGGCTTATCCATCAGAATGCCAGCCACAGCCGCCGACGGCGCGTTTACGCTGATCTGCTGTAGTGCGGCCATATAGGTTTTACCGCCACCAGTGCTTTTATGAATGGCGTCAAGATAAGCGGACTGCTGGGAGACTGGCGCGTCGCGGAAGAATGCGCCGATCTGGTTTGCCTCATCTTTGGAAAAGAAGGTCAACGGCGTGTCGTATGACTGCGCCAGGCCTTCAACCTGCGAAGCGCGGAGGGCGATTGTTTCGGCGAAACCAGCCTGGTCGTTAAGGTTGATGGGCTTTGACTGCCCGGAAGCAAGGGAGAACTGTACAGGATCTGCCTGCCTCTGGCGGATAACTTCACTGGCCGCACGCACAACGGCGTCATACGTCTGGGCGCGCGCTGCATACCCTTCTCCTGTTTCCCCGGTTCCAGGCTCAAGCCCCTTAACGGCAGACTCAATACTTTTGGTTGGGAGCGTGCGAAACGCGCCGATATACTGGCCGGCGATCTGGTTATTGCGGAATTCTGTGTAGCGGGCGTTACCCTCGCGCACCCCGTAGGCCGCCATAAAATCTGTCTGTGATGGGGCGTTGGGAAACTCAACACCGCGCTGATATGCAGCATTGGCATCACGCACGCGGCCATCCAGCAAGGCCCGATATTCGGCCTGCTGCTGGTTGCGCATCTGTTCAGACTGGCGCAGGAAAGCAGCCTGCGCCTGTGGGCTTGCCGCGTCGAATGCTGCGTTACCGGTATAGCGCTTGTTGGTGGAGGGAAGATCCGCGATGCCCAGCGCGGCATTAACGCCAGTGCTGAGTTGTTGTGCATCGTATGGCTGCTCGCCGTTTTCGTGATGGATTATCGCAGCGCAAAGTGCTTTCAGAGTGTCAGGATCTGAGGCATTAACCGGCTGATTGGGTTCAACGCCAAGTTGTGCGCATACGGCCTTGATATAAGAGGCAGTATCATTGTTATCTTCCGGCGGTGCCCAACGGTTAATAATGTCGTTAACCGTGTCAATCCCCTGCTTCTGGTAAGAAATAAGGTTGCGACCCAGAGCGCGAATGCCATGTTCAGGCGTCTCGAATTTGGCAAACCGGCCATCGCTACCCGTCTGGCCTACCCACGGATTTGAATCACTGTATTCAAGGTTGCCCGGGTTGTTGTTGCGAATACCGCGAACACCTGCGGAACCACCTGACACCGCACGGCGGGATCCCATTGCCGTATCGCTTAACTCCCCGTTGCTTTGAATAAACCCAACAGCGTTATTTGCCGACCATTGAGAAAGTGCGGTATCGGCTACTTTCTCTTTGAACTCAATTTTCTTGGCCTGGATTTGCTCATCGCTCCAGCCATGCGCTGCGCCGTACTGCTCAATTTGCTGGAAAGTTTGCTGATTTGCGGCGACGTAAGCGGCGTTGTCGCCGTACATACCTGCCGCCATTTTGCCGTTATTAAGCAGAGTGGCCTGAAACTGGCCCTCTTCATAAGCATTAATCTGCCCGATTTCATGCCGTCCGGCCTGACTGGCAAACTGGATACGCTGCTGCTGCGCCTGCTGCAAAAACGCATTGCGTGATTGCTCGTCAGGAAGTGACCCGGCGATCTGCTCAACCTGAGCATCAAACTGCTGTGTGTAAACCTGGCCCTTGCCAATGGCGTTTTTTCCTTTCAGGTTAAGCAGGCCTGTTTCCGGGTTCGTCATCAGATCACTGCCGACGGCGCTTAACTGCAACGATGCATCCTGTGCCATCGCGACATTGGCGCGCTGCTTGGCTTCCGCAAATGCACCCATGTATTTATCAGCGGCGTCAGCAATGAGTGCGCCAGTCTGTGGAACCTGAAATGTGTTGAATCCGCCCGTTTGTACGCCACGGCTTTCAACCTGCCGCCCGGTTACTGTCGGTACTGTTGGCATCGTCTTATCTCCCTGTTGGCGTGCCGACCGCCGCACTGATTGGTGCTGCACTGGATTGGGTGAATGGCGACCATGTTCCGCCACCCATCTGGTACGCGCCGTAGGCCTTCAGCGGAGCGGTAAGGATAGTTTGGGTTACCGCTGCTCTTGCCTGGCTTTGAGCTGCATTGCCCTGTGCTGTAGCATTCATGCCTTGAACCTGATAACCATACGCTTCGCGCTGTGCGTTATTTACCGTCGTCAGTGCATCAAGGGTGCCGAATTGTGCAGTATCGGCAAAGATATCCAGCGCGTTACCGCTACCGAGATCGGCTCCAGTCGCCCCCATAGTCGCCGCCTGAGTACCCTGCCGCTGGCGCATTTCCCGGCGTCGCTGATCCGCTGCGATGTTGCCGCGATTAACGGCATCCTCCGCCTGAGCTTCTGCAATATCAGCGTTTTGATTCGCCACAGCTTTTGCATATTTGCCTTGTTGATGCTGGTTATAAGCCTGCATAGCCGAGATGGCGATGGAGGCTGCAACAAATGCTACCGGTCCGCACATTATTTTTTCTCCATATGGAAACGGTGAAAGTTCAGGCCAAGCGCGCCGTATGGCGCTGGCTCTTCAAGGTGAAATCCAAGCCAGTGCAGCCAGGCTTTTGCGACGTGGTTGCGCTCATCAACGTAATTTTCAAGGCGCGGATACACCTCAAGCATCGCCTGTAACGCGTAACGGCTGCGGCGCAGAAAGGTTTTTTGGTATTTCTCCACCAGGTGCGTACTCACCAGCCAGGGAATACCGTTGCCACCGATCATTGACGCGGGCGATACGCCGAACATCGTGACCAGCTCACCATTGGCGAAACCAGACCAGGCCATAGTTGCTGTGCGGATACCGATACGGATTGCATCTTCAGTGCTCATAAGCGATACCGCATAGAGCTCATCAATATCTGCCTGGCGTACATTCGGCAGGATTAACTGGATATGTTCGTCAGTCGCGGGCAATAACTGAACATCGATCATCAGAATCCCCCCACGGTAAGGCGAGGAATGACAGCCAGGACAGATAGCGGAAGCGGATCGGTCTGGCGGATTTTCACGCGGCTGCTTTTGCTCCAGACGCTGTCGAGTTTGATTTCAACTTTCCCCGTGGAGTCATTAACCGGATCGTCGTAAAACTCGAATTCCCGTTGGGGGTATTCGTACCATTTTCCGCCAGGCGTGGTTGCCCATATCCCGCGGCTGGCATTAACAATGAGGGTGACGGACGGCAGGATCTGCTTTTTATCGAGCAGTGTTTCCTGACCGTTAATATTGATATCCAGCGTTTCAAACTGGGCATTTATTGGCAGGCCAATGTGGACAACTGCGCCAGGCTCCTGCAGCGTGACAGCACCGCCGGTAACCACCTTTTGCGGTTCAACGTTGGCATCTGAGAGAATGTTTACCGTCTGACCTTCAAGATGCGACAGACCACCGAAAGTGCTCCGAGCAACACGCCAGTTGGTGGTCGCTACGTTCTGCAATACAGGAGGAACATTGCGGTTAGCGGAAATTGTGACGGAATTGGCGCTGTTTACAGCAAGTATCTCGCAGCGTAAATCCATTGCCACCAACTCGCCGTTGTCAGGATCAGTGCCTGTATACGGGAATTGCAACTGCACACCAACGTCACCAACAGAGAAAAACGCGCCACCGCTTACCGTAATCGTATAGTTGTTGCGGTAGTCCCATTCACCAGACCCGCCGGTGATAGTCGCAGTCCTGCCGCTGTAGTTTCTTCCGTCGTAGCTGAGTCCGGAATCAACAAAGAACGCGTCCAGATCGTCAGTGAAAAGACGGCTCGAAAGCCGCTCAATATAGCGCACTGTCTGGCCGTTGATAAGGCGATTAACCACGAAGTAAACCGCATCCTCGTTGCCTTCACTGATGCTGCAGGTGCTCTCAAATTTGCCAGAACCAGATTGCGGTGCCCATGCGAAAACTTGCTGTTCACGCAGATAGGTCATCACCATCAACAGGCCATCGTCCCGGCAGCACCATGCTGCTGAGTAAGGCACAATAGAAAATGACCAGTCGACTACAGAATGCTTCTGGAAAAGGTGGTTAGCCAGAATCGTTAAATCGCTGCCCTGATAGCCATCAACATCGAAGGAATAAGCCAGATCGCGGACAACGCTGCCTTTCTCCTGGATAAACAGGGCAATATTTGCCACCGCAATGGGTGGAACATCGCTTGAGCCGTTAGAGCCCTGCGAGCTGAAAGCGAAAGAGCCCGGCGTCAGGACTTTATTCTGGTCGCCAGTAATCACGTATTCACCGCCAGACGTCAGTGCAACCAAAGATCCGACGTCAATCAGATGCCGTATTTCATTAACCTGCCGACCGGCATAGGTATAGATAATTCTGTCGTCGTCCTGGAGCGGTATATTTTTACCGAAATCCTTATAGTCGCCTGTACGACTCCCCCAGATGGTTTGAGGATATGCAGCCGACGCGGCAAAATATAAACGCTGTTGATAATAAACGACCGTGCCTGGGTAACCGTTTACGCTGTTCCAGGCATAACGGGCCCATTTGTAGCTGGCGTTTGCACTGCCAACAACATTTGATGGGATCCTTGATATGACAGTAGCGGTTGCTGTAGTGCCGGACGCGGCTGTTATCCTTACAATGCCGAATCCGCTGTGAAGATATTGCCACTGGACACCGGTCGCACCGGAACCGCTTCCGCCCCATCCATCCCAGGACATTCCTTCGGTGTGAGATGGTCTGAGCGTACCGGTTTTCCCGGCAGTATTGGCACGATAATAGTTACTGTCTGCACGACGCACGTCATTGACCAGCGTATCCTTACTTGTTTCCCATACCGGAACCGCGTCAATCGCTGGTTGCTCAAGATAAAAAAGTTTTCCGGTTTGCTCTGCACCAAAAATAGCCGCACTGGCAGTTAACGTGATCGTTCCTGTTTCACCACTGGCATAAACGGTGATCGCCTCGTTAACGTTGATTTCTTCAAATGGTCCGTTTGTAGTCGTAACATCCACAATTTGCCAGTTGTCATGTGCGTAACGGCGAAGTTCTTTCGGTGGGTAAGATGGATGGACGAGCGTTAAAACGTCAGCGCTCTGAGTATATTTTATGCGAAACAGATCAGCTTCCGCGTATGGCATAGCCAGCTCATAAATCACATTGCTGCTGTTAAGCACGTATCCGCCATCTTTAATTACGCGCATATATCCGTGACCAAACTCCAGCGCATACGTCTGTACGGTTGAGAACTGAAACGGAATGAGTCGGCATTTGCGGTTAGGATATTTAGCCGCACCAACAAAACGAGTGCCCGGGCGGTTCTCGACACCGCCATATTGACGAACGATAAAATTGTCGCACTTGCGCAGCGCTATCTGATATTTCGCCATATCGATGCGGCCGTACAGAGATGGGCCTATTTCACCACCAGCAAACGATGGCTGGATCCAGCTGATAGCCATTATGACAACCTCGCAATGGTGAATTCACTTTCAGGCTGGGCTGGTTCCTGCGACTCGTTCATGCTGTGTGAGCCCGCGCTGAGAATGACGCGATAGTACATATTCAATGCGTTGTTACCGAGATCGGCACTACCAGTCAGTGCCATGTTGATTGCGGCCGCCAGCCTCCAGGCAAGAGCCTCCTGAAAAATCGCATCAAACATGTTCACATCCGTGATGCGGGTGACGTATTTCAGCCAGGCCTGCGGCTGGTCCGTATAAATCAGCTTGCCGGTGCCATCGGAATCCGCGCCAACTTCATACTGCACACGCATATCAGCTGTTGGATTACGCACACCTGGCAGCATGATTGCGGTGATGCGAAGGCAGTCAGTCGGATAACGGTAAGCGTATTGCCAGTCTGGCGGCGGGCTGTTGGTGTCGGCCAGCGCCACGCGCTTAGTGGCAAAGTTCCAGTCGAAATCGGACAGCACCGCGTCGCGGCAGGCGTCAAAATGCAGGGAGCATTCGCCCGCTTCTTTGCTGGCTTCGTTCAGGCTGTTAATGCTGCGGCTGTTACCAATATTGCTCAGCGCCCGGTTGCAGATCTCGATAACGGAAGGCATTACTCACCCCCGGTTCCGTACAGTGTTTCAGCTGCGCTTTTCTGTTCCTGCTGACTGGCTGCGGCGATAGCCATATCAGTGATCTGCAGGCTGGCATCATGGCGGGGGCCGTCTTCGCTTTCGCGTGAGGAGGTGCTTTTGATAATGGCGCGGGCAGTAATCATGACTTCAGATCCTACCGGCTGCGGCGTGGCGCCCAGTTTTTTCAGGGTTTCATTATCAAGATTGATGCACAGCCCCCAGGGGTAATCGTCGCGGCTCTGCGTTTTACCGCTTTCGTCCTGGTAGGTATCGGTTCCGGTTTTGAGGTTTACGAGTTCCATAGTGCGCTCCTGCAAGAAAGGGGCCGAAGCCCCTCTGTTCAACACCTGAGGCTTAAACGCCCAGCTCTTTACGCTTATCGGCGATACGCTCTTTCAACGTTTCGGCCTTCATGTTGCCGGGCTTCTCGTTGAAAAGGTCTTCGTACTGCTGTCGAAGCGATGCCAGATCGTCGCTGATAGCGCCGCTGGATGCTTCGTTAGAGCCATCGTCCAGCACGGTCGCGGTGACGGGTTTAGCGTCATGGAAAGAATGGCCGTGCTTTTTCACGGCTTTCTTCTTGGCAGCCTCTGCGGCATCGTTGAGCGGCTCCAGTGCACTGCCCGGTTCGCCGTCGTATTCCACTTCCGCGCCTTCATCCAGCAACTGGTTGCCGATAAAAGACAGACGCAGAACGCGGTACTTCGCTTTTTCCTGAGTCATTTACTTATTCCTTAACCAGTGATTTTGGAACGGGTCGCGTAGAACGTGGTGTTATTGCCATCCACATCCAGATTGATACCCGAGGTGAAAGCGCCGGCGGTCAGCGGCCCGGTGCCTACGGCATAGTTCAGGCGCAGGTAGCGCTGAACACCCTGCGGCACTTTCTGGGAAACGATGCGTTTACCAGCAGTCAGCGCGGCCAGCGCCAGATCGCCGGAACTCGCAATGGTCGTCCAGGTGGAGTTGTCCGGGCTGGTCTGAAGGTTGACGTTAAGAGTCGCAGCACCGGCGGCGTTCGCCGTGGTATTGACGTTAACGAACCATTCCAGCGGCTCACCCACGCCGATGTCGCGGCGCGTGCCATCAATCGGGCCAAGGTCAATCACATCGGTCGAAGCAGCAGACGCCGTAACCGCCTGTGATTCGGAGAACATCAACAGTTTGTCGAGGATCATCTCTTTATCTCCATTTATGGGCCCGTTAAGGCCCATTCGTTAATGACAGGCGTTACACAACGCGGGATTCAGTTTCCAGAATCGCGTCGGTTTCACGGATTGGGATGCCACGGAACGTGGTCCAGAATTCGCCTTCGGTCTCTTTGACGGACAGCGCCAGCGACGCTTTGTCCAGAGACTGGAGGTCAAGCGCCTGGGCAATGGTGCGGTTCATATAGAACACCGGTTTGCCCATGCCGCGGTTCGGGATGCGATGCAGTGCGGCTACCATCAGTTTGACGATGTTGGCTGCGCTGCCGCCGCTCAGATCGCTTACGTCGATATTCGCGATGCGAACAACATAGCGCCAGTCACGCAGTGCCAGACCGTTATCCCACTTGTAATGGGTGCGATAGCCTTCGTACTGGCCGCCGTTCGCGTCTTTCAGTGTCTGCTGCCCTTTATCTTCCATCTGAAGACCGGCTTTCTGGCCTTTCGGGAAGATGCCATGCACGGTGTTCTCACCCCAGACCACTAACCAGATCGAGGTGTTATCGGTGCCGGTGCCGCCAGCGTCGATAATGTTCTGACCGTTGCCGGCTGATTTGCTGGAGTAACGGGAAGAAAGGCCCATGAATTGCTGCGGGTTGACACTGGTATCACCGTAGAACAGCGTTTGCGCCATCTGCTGGTTCATGCCTTCGATGAATGCACGGTCTTCCGACAGGCGGAATTCAGCAGTATTGCCGTTCAGATCAGCCAGAGACTTATCCACTTCGGCATAAGTTTCCAGCATCCCGACGGTATCGGTGATCTGTACGGTGGTTGACTTGCTGGGCTGCACGCCATAGTTCAGAAGACGCCAGGTTGCCTGAGGCAGACCAGATCGGATAGTGGTGCGGTGACCGGTTGGAAGGTTGCCTTCAACGAAAGGCATATCCTGCAGGATCGGGTTAGTTTGACTGAGAAGCTCGATAATTTTATCAATTTTCCCATTCGGATCTACGCGCTTACCCCAGTCTGCCAGCGTCAGCGCAGTTAAGCCTTTAACAGCCATGGTTATTTCCTCTCTTAGTTTTTGCCATAGAGCACTTCGGCAGCACTACGCTGACCGGTATTTGCGGCGGAGACCATGTTGTCTTCCGACATGGCCTTACCGATCTTCACGAACGCTTTCACCAGCTCGGGGTGATTACCCAGGCCGGTTTCGTTCAGGTATTCTTTCAGCTCGGGAGTGCCGAACGTTTCCAGCGCCTGTTGCGCTTTGCTAAGACTGGCGGTGAGTTTGTCGCCGCCGATCTCTTTGTCGGCTTTCACGTCCGCTGCCCAGTCCTGAGTTTGTTTTTGCCAGGCTTCCACCTGACGCTGCTGCACGCCAGCCAGGATTTTTGGGTATGCATCCACCAGCTTCTGCGCCTGCTCATTAGTCAGGTTCAGTTCGCGTGCCACCGGCTCGAAGTCCTTCAGGGCTTCCGTATCCAGTTCAACGCCTTCAGCGGTTTTGAACTCATAGGCTTCCGGCGCGCCTTCAGTTTTTTTTTCTTCCTTAGGCTTTTCGCTTTCCGGTTGCTTAACATCTTTGTTTTCACCATCAGCAGGTTCCCCGTCTTCCGGTTTTCCCGGTTCTTCAACTGGATTAGCCGGATCTGTAGCTGGCGCGTCGTTTCCAGTCGGGGACTGTGCAGCAGGTTCTGATGCGGCCGGAGCTGCGCCGCCGTCTGCGGGTTGTTCATTGCAAAGGCGGCGATAAATCAAACGTTCAAACAAATTCATGATCACTCCTGTTTAGCGGCTTCATCAGCCATCTTCAGATAGAGCTCGGGGCAGCAAGTCATAACGCGCTGAAACAACGCCAGCGCCAGATTGCGCTGCCCTTCGTTGAAAGCTGTGATATGCGGGTCGGCGGCAAAGCAGGCGGAAAACACTTTCCCCTGTTCAAGTACCTGCCAAACAACGCGGCGGCCACGTTCGGAGCCCATCACAAAACGGATATCTTCGGCGTCTTGCTCTTCGCGCTCTGCCAGGCGTTTCAGTTGTTCAGCGCTCGGCTGCTCATCTTCATAGAGGTCGGTCATTGCTGATTACCTCCCGCCGCTGCGCCGGTTAGCGCGGTCAGTGCGCTTGGATCTGATGTCTGCGCTTCACTGAGTGTCTTGGCACCCTGCGCCGCCGCCATAGCCATGGCTGCGTTCTGCTGCATCTGCTGCTGTTGTGCGCGGTCCTGGCGGATTTTGTTAACCTGCTCCTGAGGGAGGATGACCGTTGCAGATACCCCTGACATATCGGCAAACGTGTCGATCGCCTGATCCACGTTGAGCTTGTCGAGTGCTTCAGGTTTTGCTGAGGCAAGCTGACCGATAAATGTCACGGTATTTGCCAGACTGGACAGGCCGATAGACTTCTGCGCCTGCGCCATAACGGAGATGTATTCCACGCGTAACGGCGTACCGCTGAGCACGTCCGGAGGCGGTGGAAGCATGTTCTTTTTCACCATCATCGAGAAAGAGCGGTCGATCAGCGGGTTCAGACATTCGTCGTTGAGACGCTCTAGCACAGGCCCGAGCATCAGTAACTTTTCCTCTTTCATCTCGATAACGGCTTCAACCGGCATAGACCGCGTGTTGATTTGCTGCAGCATCATGAACAGGTCAACGAAATAGGCGCTGTTGATCACCTGCCGCGTGTCCTGAATGTCGGCCAGCAGGTCGGCTGTATTCGGGTTAACCAGGTAGGCGGGCTTGAAGCCGTCCTGATTCGACATCTGGTCGATATAAGTGATGTCGCCAGGAAGCAGTGAAACACGCTGATTCTTCAGTGATGACGGGCCGACCATCGGCGGGTTAGTGGCTTTGTCGATCAGTTGTGATTTGCGCTTTTGCTCAAGCTGAAGGGCTTTAACCTGACCAAGGGCAATCATGCCAGGGCAGGATGAGCCGTAGACGTCCTCGCCGTTGACTTCCCAGCGCGGCGCCATGATAGGGAATTCGTCGTAACCGGATTCGCGCAACACTTTGTCACTGTCGCCGCCAACCTCGAAATAGACGGACTTATACAGCTTGTTTTTGCTGTCGAGCTTTGCCGTATCGCGGTTTATGTTCGGGAAAACGGAGTGCATGACTTCGATCCACTGCTCGTAATTCCCCGACTCCCACATGCTTTTAACTGACGTGCTGACCTTATCCAGGCCAAATTCCATGACGATTTGACGAACGGTCATCGAGAACTTGCGAAAGCACGTATCAACGCTGCCGCGCGGGCTGTTTGCCAGCCAGTAGCTGCCAATCGGGAACATCATCGTGCGGATAATGTCGTCGTCATCTTCAAGCACAGCCATAGCGCCGGTGCCCAGCGTGCCCAGGCTGCCGTAAAGCAGGGGCAGTGACTGATAAAGGTTCGACTTATTGAACATGTCGTTCATGCGGCGCTGCACGATTTCCAGCCACAACTTAACCGGGCCGTAATCCATCATGTCAGGGTCTGGCGTCGCCAGGCGAAACCACGGACGGGCCGGGCTGGTGATTCCGGACATCATGCCGCTGGACAGTGTCCGGTTTGCCATGGTCGCCGTTGGGTCAACGATTTTGGTGTTGCGCCGCTCGCCGCGATTCACCTCAGACGTGAGGAAGCGTGAGCCGCGAGGGTTGATGAAATCAGTGAGGTCGCGCCAGTGCGGATCGAATGACGACCGGTCATTTTCCAGTTGAGCAAACTGTTTCAGTAATTGCTCTTTGATGGTTTCGTTTGTCCCGGCCATGACGATCCCTTACTGGCCCAGCAGCGTTTTACCGCTGGTATTAGCGGCTGATGTGTCGCCCTGTGCGCCGGTCAGTAGCGTGGAGTTGCGGCCTGCTGCGGCACGACGGCGGCGCATTTCATCGTCGCGGGATGCAACTACAGCCGCGTCCTGTTCCTGCGGTGCCGCCTGGATTTCCGGCGCTGCCGGTACTGATGGTGAGCTACCCATGCACATTTCAATGACTCCGCACGCGATTAAATTATTACCAATTTAACCACATAAGGATTATTTAGCGTAGGGTATTGACATATTACGGTGTAATTATTACCTTTTAGGTAACACAAGCACGCGCTTGCGTGGAAAAGCCAGACGAGAGGTGGAAGCCCTCGCCGGAGACGTAACCGGCAAGATGTACGGCGTATGGCACATGCGTCGTTAGCGGCCTGACAGGTTCCTTGTTTGCCTCACCAGCAACGCCTTCAGGATCACCGGAATGTGCAAGCCATGCCTGATACAGGTCAGGGGCAGGACATAGCGACTCACCATCGTGGCGGTACGGTGTGACACCTCGGAAGAGACGAGGGCACAACAGGTAAGAGCATTGACCACGGAAAATTCGCCGATGACCGTGACGCGCTATGTGGGGAATCCGAACCGTAAAGATGTAGGAAGGCGTCCCACCAGTGCTCTTTCCGTTGTGGTGAATTGCAGCCCATTGAGGCAACCAGAAGATAAGCATCTGGCCCACGACAGAATCACGCTTAGGACCGTGATAACGCAGTACCAGTGTAAATCTTGGCGGCACAGGTTTTTTTGAATCCTTTCCTGATGCCGCCCTTTTTACACCAGAACGTCATCGCGATGGATTTCTGTTGTAAACCCCGTAACTCCCATTGGCTTTTGTTCGCCCGGTTCGCCGGGCATTTTTTTAAGGTGATAACCATGACCATCTACGTAAGAAACATTGATCGAATAATCGATGAGTTGTGCTATGAATTGTCTGCATTACATGGCGCTGTTGAACGCGCTGAACAAGGGAAAACAATCCAGCTTAGTGATTTCGGCATTGATATCGTTTTCGATAAGGAGATGCGAGAAGGCCTAAAAAAAATCATCTCTGAAAAGGAAGCCTCCATAGAGAAGCTACAGCAAGCACGCGATGCCGCTCAGAATAAAATTGATGAGCTCGTAAGCAATAACTTGCCATTTTCCATAGGCGGGAATACAACTGATTGATGCGGTGACATGTCACGATGAAGCGAATCATGAGCGGACTTAGTTTGTGGATGTGGCTCGCCATCGGCGGCGCGGCGGTTGTGGTGGGTATCGCTGCGCTGGTCTTCCGATCTGCGATGAAAGATAGTGATGATGACTACTAAAAAACCGAGCTATGTCTCACATTAAGCCCGCCGATGCGCGGGCTTTGTTTTATGGGTTATTGCCAAAGGACAATTTTGGCCTTTGGCTTACGAATCAGGTCGGATTTCAAATCCCAGCTCTTACGCATAAGGGTCGTATTCCGTGATGGCCCTGCCCTGCTGGATCTCCTGCCCTGGAATGCGCAGGCCCTTCGAAACCGGGAAAGCAAATGTCAGCAATAGCGCATCACCCTTGCCAGGAGAACGGCCTAACCGCTCTTTGATATCTTCCTTCGGCTCAATAACGATTTTGCCATCCACCCTGACTTTGTACTCTGCCGCCGACAGGTCATCAGCCGTCTCCTGGTCATCCAGCGCGCCGCCCAGCTTCAGCCACGTTTTGCAGCTATTGAACATTTCGCCGCGCTTGTTGAGCATCTGCGGGTCGGTTGATGCGCCGCCGAACGGCACAAGCTGCCACGACCTGCCCCAGCCGTCACCGATTGACTTCAGCCCGGTGCCGTAACCGAAGTCGATGAAAACTGCGTCAGCCTGGTACTGGTCCTCAAAGTCGGCGATGCGCTTCGCCATAATCAGATCGTCTGTGGTCTTGTTGCCGGTCCAGAGCACTTTGCTGTGCAGCCCCTGGCGCAGGTATATCACCGCGTCATCAACGCCGGAATAAGCCGGGTCTACGCCGATAATCACTGGTGCGTGCGCCACCTGCCCGGCGGTCACCACCCGCTTCATTGCCTCGTCAGTGAGCCCTGTAGGGATAAACTGGAGTTCTGACGCGTCAGGGAAGCTCCCCCGCACACGGACTTTAACGAAGTCGCTGTCCTCGCCGTGGTCTTCAATCCATTTTTGAATCTGCTCTTTGTTCGTTCCTTCGACGGTACGGCTGTCGATCTGCTTCGTAACCCAGCGGTGTTTATATTTGCGGAAGCATTCCCTGAAACGCCCGGAGTTACGTGTCGGGTTCCCGAACGCTACCCAAATGATTTCCGTGTCTTCATCCGTCAGCGCCCCCTCTGCTACCTCCCAAACCTTATCAGCAATGTTGGACGCCTCATCGAATACCACGATGATCCGCTTACGCTCGTTGTGCAGGCCGGCAAATGCCTCGGTGTTGTGCTCAGACCATGGAATAGCGTCGGCGCGCCAGCGCTTGTCATGCCCAGAGTCATTGCTGTACATCGCGGTTGCCGGGGTAGAGAACCAGTCTTTCGTGATGGACAGGTTTGCCCACTTAATCACTTCAGGCCAGGTCTTCGTGCGCAGCTGGTTCTCAGTGTTAGCAGTGACTACTGCTTTGCAGTCTTCGCATGTGGACATACCCCAATTCAGGAGCATGGAAATACCAGCACTTTTCCCTATACCGTGACCGGAAGAAACGGCAATCATCAGAGGCTGATGACGGGTATCTGGGTTCCTGAGGTGCTCACCAACCGTATCGAGCATCCATCTTTGCCAGTTTCTTGGGCCGGATGCGTGCGCCAGTTCTCCGCCATCTTCGCCCCAGGGGAACGCGTAAAGCGCATAGCCAAGCGGATCGTGCGTAAAGCTGGCAATGTCTTCAACAAGCTGCTCTTCCGGCGACATGGCTGCGGCGGTCACTGGTCACCGCCCTGCCGTTCTTTCAGGCGTTTACGGGCGGCTGCCATGCGGTCGGCAATGGTGACCGTGCCTGATACCTCCACGCGGTCTTTGAACGCGTTGACGTCGACGTGCTTACCAATCAGCTCGAGGTTCTTCACCTTGTCCGGCCATTTGATTTTCTTGAGCATGTTTTCCAGCGTGGTTTCGTCGAAGTTGGTGATCGTTGTCGAGATATCCAGTCCACTCAGCGTGGTGCGCCATATCTTTGGCCACTGACTGATCGGCTTTAATCCACCGTCGTCGTTGAGGATGTCGATCACGTCCATCTGGTCGATCTCCACCAGCCGGTTCAGGACATAATCCGCACTGACCTTCAGGCGTTTGTTACGCTCAGTCATCAGCTCCGCAATCCGTTTCTGGATACGCTCATCACGCATATTCTGACTGGCAAACTTTGCGGCTGTCTTGGGTGAATAACCTGCATTAACCGCCGCCTGAGTCTGATTCTCAGGGGATTTGATGTACTCCTGACAGTAAGCCTCCTGGATAACCGTCAGAGGCTTAAACTGTGTTGAGGGTCGTTTTGCCATGGCATCCTCACGAAATTGTTACCGCAATGGTAACAGAATACCATGTTGTTACCGCTATAGCGCAATACCGTGAACTTTTACGCCGAGCTGTTCGAGGTGTGCATCAAACGACATTCGCGGCGGCAATTTCTTTTCCCGCCTGGCCATGAAGAAATCAACCGCGTACTGGTAGGCGTAGGCCTCATTCTCAAAGACATTGTCGGTCAGCTTTTCCCAGCGCCGGTGCCAGAGGTACTCCGCGACGTGCCATCCTGGCGAGCAATACCAGATCACGAAAATCTGTTTGTCCTGATCGGCACACAGGACGGACGACTTCAGAACGTCGCCTGGCGAAAGAATGAAATATTTTGACTCAAGGAGATAGCGAATAATCATGATGCCTCCCGATAAATACTGTATGCATAAACAGTATAATCAGGAGGCGATTATTGCAAGAGGGTTGCGGTTACGTTTTCGTGACATGTCACACTACTAACTTCACTTCATGCCATCCGCTGGTTACCCAGCACTGCGAATCACCCTGGCAGGGGCAACTATTTACCGGGAGCCGATCGCCGCACTTGCCACATTTCCGGATGCCAATCGACTTAATGCGGCCACGGGCACGGGCATCGTCCTGGCGAATCAACAACGCGATATACTCAGCCATGTCGTATGGTTCTTTGCCGGGTCGCCGGGTGGCGCAGTTACGCGCCAGCATTTCCAGCTCTTGTGCATCGAGCGTCAATTCAATTTTGCGCTCACCGGCAGCGGCCTGGCGGGCGCGCTGCTTTGCTTTGCGTACTGCTGCTGATTCAGGCATCACTCACCGCCGTGGTGGCTTAGGCCATATTTGGTCGGGCCAGCATTCAATTGCAATCATTCAGCCTCCTGCTTCGGTGCGGCTGGCAGCATGTCCGGGCCTTTGCGAATAGCTTTCGCCAGTTCAATAGGGTCGTCAAACAACCAGTCACCGGTTTGCGGATGATTAGCTTCTGCAAGTCGTGCGGCCCACTCCAGACCGTCTTTGTGACCTTGCAGGTAATCAAGCGGCAACTCATCAGGCTGGCTTACAGGTTCGGCACCCTGAAGCATGGCGGCGCGGTAGGCGTTCCAGCCGACTGCTTTTCCATGCTCAAACGCGCTGTCAAAGTCATCATCAATTTCTATCGCATCAGGAACCACCGCTGGCTGCGGTAACTGTGGTGCTGCGTAAACAATGCGCCCAGCGCCACCGGTATTCACAACCGTGTCATACGTCCGCTTGTCGGTGTCGTACCAGTCCACATCGCGCAGTTGGTAGATGGGTTCCTGCCCTGCCTGTACTGCTGGCGCTGCACCACAACAGGCATTCCAGATTTCCGAAGCAAAGGATTTAAGCTCATCATCTTCAGCGAAAGGGTGTTTGAATTCCGACCAAAACAATTCAAACGGCGGCACGCTCGTAACTTGCGGGGCTGCGTAGAGTGGGATTGCTGCGCCTTCAATATTTGACCTGTCTACGCGTAGAATCTTCTCGCCACTGTCGGAGTCTATGACCATCCA